ACCATCAAAGTCAAAACGTGCTAGACGTTCAGACTTGTATTCGGACTCTTCAGCGGAGAAAGCTCTTTCAATCTTAGACTTAGGATAACCTTGTGCGATTAAATCACTCTTGGTACGCTTAACTCTATGACCTACAAAACGTGCATCTTCGATTCCCTTTGCATACTTATTAATCAGGAATTCTTCTGGTGGTACAGGTTCAATTACTACCTGACCACTCTCATTAGTTCTTTTAATTACTACATCGTGGAGAATAGGTTGTGGCATATTGCCCATCATAACCTCTTCTTCAGTTAATTCTCCATTAGCAGTGTGTTCAATAATCTCTACATCATCATCAATAAGGAATGAAGTAAACTCTTCTTCTGTGAGGTTCTTATATTCCTCTCTAGTAATCTCAGTAGTGTCATCCCAATAGTGTTTGACAATACCATTCTTTTGTAGTAACGCATCCTTAAACCAGCTGTAAATTATACTGAACCCAGGGTTCTGCTTCATAATCACATAGTTAGTATAGTCAGTAGCTTGCTCAGCCATCTCCACATCTTCAGGACCTTGTGGTTCAAACTTAACAATCTTATCACCACCAGTAAATATCTTCATTAGGCTTGGCATAATCCATTCGATTACATCAGCCACATCTCTTGTGACAATTTGAGAACGACCTTCTTGCTCATTACCGTACTTCTTGCCATAGTATCTATCCATAGCATCAGTACGTTGTTGAGTCAGTCTACCGTCACCGTAGCCTAGAGAACCTTGAATCTCTTGCTCTACGTGTGCAGCTAGTTCTCTCTTTGTCATCTTCATATTTACTTCTTACCTTTAATTGGGGCTGTGGATACTGCCTTAAGCAGTTCCTTCAACTCTTTAATATCTTCCGACATCTCGATAATCTTATTTGTCAACCACTGCGGATTTAAACTCATACTTCCTCCCTTATATTACCCAACTCAAATCCTGCTTAGGTAGCTCCTTACTCCAAGCAGAATCATTCCCTGTGAACACTACTTCTGTATTACATAAATATCTAAAACTGTCACTTGCGTGTGAGGTCCAGTCGTGTACTGGCTTCTGTGACCAAATCTTCTTCTTATCGTTGTAGCTACTACGGTACTGTAGTAATGAATCTATACCTTTCTGACAATTAGTATCATCAAACCAGCACCTATTCAACGTAGTTCTGACAGTATCAATACCATCCATAATACGTAGCTTAGGTGCTACTTGGAATTCAATACCTAAGCTATATGCTAGGTCCTTACGTGATTTACCTGTGGAGAACTCCCGAACTACAATATCGTGAGGTGCAATATGTGCACCATAATTATAACCTTTACGATTTAAGACATCAATATAGTGAGGTAATCCCTCACCAGAGTTCTCATAGTAATCAATTAAGTTAATAGCCTTGCCATCATATTGGGCAAACCATATACTCGTACTATCAGAAACACCTAAGTCCCACGCGGTTATTACCTGCTTACTAGGGTCATAAGGTACTTTACCTATACGTCCCTCATCATAAGCAGCTTCCATCTCTTTAGCATAATAAGCACCTCTCAGTGCTGCAGACCAACTACACTCATACTCTTGTTCATACTCAGTATCAGCCATATCCTGCTGAGCCATCTCAAGTTCTTCATCATCTAATATACCAGTCTCACTGGCTTTGAATAAGAATCTCTTCCAGCCTTTCTTCTCTACTGCTGTATGGTAAATATCATAGAATTCATTCTTACCCTTAGGCGTACCAATAAAGATACCCCAACCTTTCCTGTCTGACAGTGCAGGTCTGATAACCTCTGAGTACATCTTAGGGTTCATCTGGGCATATTCATCTAAGATGACACCATCCAGATAGATACCCCTGAGTGTGTCTGGATTATCAGCACCATATAGCTGTATCCTAGCACCCATAAAGTCCGCTCTAAGTTCCGCTTCATTAAACTTAACATCTGGGAAATCATACAACAACCTCTTTAATTCATCCCAAGCTACTGTCTTAGCCTGCTTAAATAAGGGGGCTAAGTATGCGTATCTTGGTGCTTTCTTACCTGTCTGTAAGTCCTGTATAGCTGACTTAATCATTTGATTAATAGCAAATACAGTCTTACCAAATCTTCTGTGACACACAACAACATTGAATCTACCTAACTCATTATGCAGCTTTGCTTGTAATACTCTAGGTGTATAGGGTATTACAATACCTTTCCGTCTCCCTTCTTCCATAACTCACCCCTTAGTGAATATTAGATTCTTCTCTTCTATTGGCATCTGCAATATCATCTTCATCCTCAGACCAGCTAATATCAAAGTTGCGGTCCTCGTGTATGACGTGTTGCTTAGGAGTCCAACCACCTTGTGTCTTAAGCCAGAAGGTAGTCATACTAGCTGACTCACCACTCATAGCCATCTTATAAGCGACACCTGCTACAGAAGCAGTCCTCTTCTCTCTGGCTGTGCTGAGAGTGTGAGCATAATACTTCACAAGAGTAGCAATAGATATTCCCATAATCTTAGCAATAGTATGTTGGTCCAGACCTATTGTGACCATTTCCTCTACCTTACCAAAATCATCATCAGTAGGATTGTACTTAGAACCTCTAGCTCTTCTTGACTTCTTACCGTCCTTAGCTTGTGACAATAAAGAGTTACCTTTAGTAGCAGGTCCTCTCGTTCTTTGTACTTCAATAACTATATCAGAAGGTAACTTACCAGTCTTAGCAGCAGCTTTGTATTTTGCTTTAGCAATTATTTCTTTACTAATCTTAGGGGGATTACTCATACCTTATCCAATATTTATTTGAAAATAATATTTCAGTTTGTCGAAGGTAACCCTTCTATATAGACATTATACCATAAAACTTAATTGACATAACATTAAGTGACCATTAAGAATGGAGACTTAAACCCTTACTCTCTACGTTAGTTATAATTCTGATTGTTCAATCATTAGTAGCTAGTAATTATGTTAGTCTGCAGGTAAGTTTGTTACTAATGTAGTTATAAGAAGGGCTAACTATGTAGAGTATTATACCATAAGATTAAATACCCTTAGTGTCAAATCATAGTATATACCCCTAAAGAGATATACATTAGTATCCCCTATACCCCCAATTCAGGTGCTTAACCTAAAGGTCAATAGAGATATACTCAGTTACTATCTATCCCTATACGCGTCCCAGTGAGGATGGCACACCTTTCAGCTTACAACTTAAAGAGTGGAGCTACATTAGCCCTATATCAGTGTTTGCTAATATAGTATGGAAAATGTTGAATTTTAGATGTAGGTGGGTTTCCCTGTTCTGCGTTTTTCTACAAAAGGGTGGGTGGGGTTCTTCACCTGTATATAATTATATTATGATATTCTTATGTGCAGTGGGGGTTATAATATCCCTATGAATAGCAAGGTTAATTAACGTATCATTATATTACTATGTTATTATACAATGATATACTGATTAATAAGGGATAAAGAAACTTCTAGTATTTGCTTGTTGTGCCTTGAATACAACAACTTGTCTATAATAGTAACACCGCGTAGCATTCTAAAGAATCAACACCAACACCAACTAAACGCTAATGATAATGACTATCGTTTAGGTATATAACGTGTTACAAAAAGAATTAGACTAAATTAATAAATACTCACCTATTCCAATTCATAAGCGTATAATGATTATCATCTACTAAGGACTTAAGACTCTTTAGGGATATTTAAAACAATAATAATGAGAGCTACATATAATGAACGTAAATACAACAAACACAAAAGCAATTAACCTTTCAACTAGTGAAAAACACATTTATAATAAAGTTGTTGGGCATAATAAAGACGGTAACAGCATAAACAAAGATATTGCAATGTTATTAGCAACGGGCAAGGGTGGTGTTGAGAGCGTGGAGCGTATCGCGATAGCTTTAAAGGCTGTAAATGAGCCATTAAACGCTTATAAGCAAGCCGTATACAGATTTTATAAAGACTTACCAAAGGGTGAAAGATTATCTTTACAGAATACAGGTAAGAAAGGCACGCCCGCAATTGTTGCACCGTCAAACAGTGGAAAGAATAGCAAAAAGGCAAAAGTTGTTACAACTAATATAGACACTATTAAAACATTCATTAATAAAATGACCGATAGTGACAAAGCCGAGTTTACTTTTGATTTAGTGGACGAATTATCATCCGTAGATAAAAAAGGACTGATTGAGTATCTACAAAGCACCATTAAAAAAGTAGCATAAACTTAAAACATAAATAAAACATTTGAACCACCTTAATTGGTGGTTTTTTATTGCCTGTTTTATCCCAAAATTGACAATCTATAACATATAACGTATAATGATAGTTATCAAATTGAGAAATAAATTAATCACGTTTTTATATCTCTATTTAGTCTTTTACTTTTATAACGTGTTACAAAACAACTAGCCTTTTAGGTTAGTTTAAAAATGGGTTTTAATTATGATTTTAATATTACTTAGTTTCATTTTATTTGTTTATTGTTTTATCTTTTTATTAATTCTTATTTATTTATCTATTTAAATATTTGACAAAGGATAAAGGATAAAGGATAATGGAATTATTCCAATTGAGATAAGACATTCAACGGATAATTGACCTTTAGGTTAATAGTCACCTAAAACAATCTTTTTATAACACGTTACAAAAACACAGGGGATAAAGAAATGGTTAAGAAAATAACCTTTAAAGGTAACCAACTATCTAGAACGGTAGTTAAAAATAATATCATTAAGATATATAGTCAATCGGATAACCATTCAGATTGGTATAAAGAAGCAAATATGTTTTGTAAATACCTGTCAGATAAATATAAGACACCTATTAATAGTGTCATTGGGATTGTGTCATCTCTATCACCACTAAAAACGTGGGATAAAAACAAAGAGATTGCAGAATACTATCTAGAAACGGATAAAGTTAAAAACATTAACGATAAATTCATTAACTTCTCAAAGCAGTGTGATAAGGCACTAAAGATTAGAAATACGGATAATGAATTAGAGATTTTGGATATCCTTAGGGGTGAAAAGACTAAAGCTTTTTACCTAAATATGCGATATCCTGATAGAGTGGTAAATGTTACGGTGGATAGACACG